GTGTGATGCTGCGCCTCTTTCCACTAAGTGAGCATAGCGAAAAGGTTCAATTTTAAGACCATTTTTTAATGTGATTGATGTACTGAACTTTGGACCCACTAGTCCTAATATTTTCTTTTTACTTCCCCTGCCAAACTTTTTAGCCTTAACTGCAATTGATTTTCTAAGTAGGCCAGTTCTACCAGACTTATTTTTATTGCTTCTTTGTTTGGGTGCATTTGCCCTGACTTGCTTTTGCAAGGGCTGCAAGGCATAGCGCATGGCTGACACCAGCTTGCCATCACTCTTCCCACCCGTTAAATCTTTAAAGGTTTGCAATAGGGCATCTAGACCCTCTATTGAAACCTTGCCCTTTTTAATCAGAAGTGATTTATCTAGTTTGCTCATTAGCTCACCACCTCAACACAGTCCACCTGCAAAGTATGGTTGCCCTCATCCACATTAATGATGCTTGCAATATCAAAGATTCGCGCATCCATTTTAATCCGGTGCCCATGTTCCAAACCATCAAACCATCTTAGAGTGATCCGGTGGGATAGTTCTGGCCTGACTGATTTTGCAAAGAATCCTTCTCTGGATGTGAGTGGCATTACACCTGCCCAGCGTGTTTGAGTGGTTTTCCAAGTGTTTACAGGCTGACCCATGGCATCACTTGTTGATGTCGGTTGCTGAATCTCCACCCTATACTGCAATAGTCCTGGGCGCATTAGTGATATATTCCTGAGGTGTACTGTTGGATGATAGATTCCACAGCCATAGGAACTTCTTTAAGGTCACCATCTGTGACCGCTGATCGGTTTTCATAGAGATGGGCCACATAGAACAACATTCCAGATTTCAGCAATTTAGGCACCATGCTAGGGGTGGTGTAGCCAGTGGTGTAACTGACCTGCACAGCATTTACTACCTCTGCGGTTGCTGGCCATGATTGCCCAAAGGCAGGGGTAATTCTTGCAGGGTTAGACACTAGGTCTTCTATCCAGTCAGCCATTGAATCTTGATTGTTTTCTGAGTCTGCGTAGCTGATATCTTCTACTGATTGGACTGGGCCTCTTGGCAGATAAACAATGTCATCGAAAGAATCCAAAGCCAGTAGGAGTTCTTGACTGGCTATGGATATTTCGCACTGCGATTCAAAGTACATCCTTGCACTGGTGATGCAGCTAGATAAAAGCGCATCATCATAATTGCCATCAATCCTTAGATGGTTTTTTACCTCTTGCAGTGTCAGAGGTTCGGTTGTTGGTTGTGTCACTACCTGAATTCTTCCCTTGATTTCCATGGTCTCTTACCTCAGGTATGACTTTAGAACTTGCCTTTTCTTTAACTGCTGGTGATGCAGGACTGGCATAACCAATCCTGCACCATTCAACAGCCACATCGTCTGGAAGATCAACCACCTGTCTAGTCCTAAAGGACTTCCCAAGACCAGACAGGTTTTTCAAAATGGTTACTAGCATTAGGAAGCCGCCATGATTAGGTGTTTAACAGGGTTATAAGTGGTTGCATTTGCGCTCAAAAGCAAACCAGAAGATCTAGCAATAGCCACCCAACCAATTTGGCCGGAAGTTGCATAGGTTTCTGATTGGCGCACAATGGTTATACCACCATCACCTGCCACATCACGAACCACATACTTGCTAAAATCACCAAACAAAAGGACTTTACCTGCTGCAGCAAGGCTTGATGCCATGTTGGAATTCAAGGTCACAGGATAACCCATGATTGTTGGAATCCTAGCATCTGCACCAGCATAGGTTTGGCTGAAAATTGGCGATCCGTTATCATCTTTCAACTTGGCAATGGCTGCCAAAATAGAAGGATGACACATGAAGCCAACATTGCCAGTGGTTTTATATGCCGTATCCACAGAGAAAACCAAATCAATGATTTCATCTACAGTAATGGCATTAGTTGCAGCAGCAGTTTTTCCTACAGCAGAACCAACCACTAAGCCCTGGGGCTGGGATGACCCAGTTCCGGTACTAAAATAACTTTCCTGAATTCGCCCAATCCTAATCCCTGCCTGCTCTGCCACAAGGCTTTCAACATCAATCAGGGCATCTTGCATAAGTTCATAGCTGGTCAGAACCTGACCCGATGAAAACTTATAGGCACCCATGGTTTTGTTGGTGAAAGTTAAAGCCACTTCCGAGATTGAACCATTTTCTGCAATGAGCGTACCAGCGTTGCTGGTGTCATCCAAGCATGGCATTTGGATGTTTGAACCAGTGCTGGTGCTGATTACAGTTGCCACTTGGCGCACAGCATTATAATCCCGCATAGCTTGTGACAAAGTTCCGTAAAACTCATCATTCACCAAGGCACCACCGATGCCAGTAGAACCAACACCTTGGGCACGAGCTTCAAGATTAAGTTCATTGCTATTAAGGTCTAGTCCAATTTCATTTGCAGCAGTAGCAAATTCAGACCTGAAACCCCTGGTACCTCTAAGGAACCAACCACGCACAGCATTGGCTTTGGTTCTCTTGGATTTTTTATCAGAAAGATCAGCAACAAAGTTTGGAGCTGCGATAGGTGCAGATTTTCTTACACTGCGTTTGGCAGCTTCCAACTTTTCTGAATTTTGTTGAATCGATGCACTACCAGCAGCAGCATCTTCTAAGAGCGAAAGTCTGATATCGATATCTGCAACAGATGCTGCAAGATTGTCAAAGGAAGTTTGTTCCTCTGGGGTCAATGCTCGAACTGCCATGGCTTCCATGGAGTTGACTTTCTCGATCCGATCAAGCTGCAATGCTTTGATTTCACTAATACTCATAGGTATTTTCCTTGAAAAAGAGTTCTTCAAGGTGCCCGCTTGTACGCAGTGGCACCTACTGGAATGCTCCAGCGGCCACCTTGCGTAAATACTGCAGGGCTAACACCATTTTTACATGGGTTGGGAATGTGTCAAACTGTATGGAATGATGAAAAACAGCGCATGCTGAATAACTAAAAACAAGGGCTTTGATTGATGATCACGCAATTAGGTTCGGGATCATGAACTAAGGATGTTGCTTAGTTCAGGGGAATGGCTTTGCGTGAACTAAGGAATAAAAAAAGCCCCTAGGGATTAGCTAGGGGCTAAAGGTTTGATGGTTGTTATTAAGACAATCTAGAAAGATTCTCTAGCTGTTTTTTTTCTGCAGCCTTTAATTCAGACTTGGTCTTTATTAAAACTTTCGCCTTTGTAGTAACTAGATCAGGAAATAAAAGATAGATCTGCCTAAAGCAATCATTCTTATCTCGTTCGGCAATGATGCCCAGTACCCTAGTTTTTTTATCTTCTAGTTCGACAACTGCGATAAAATCTTTTTTTGGCTTTAGTTGGTGAAAATGCTGCTCCACCATGTTTTCCAAATCATCTGGAAGGGAATTTAGAAATGTTGCCCAGTCTGTTTTGTACGGTGGTCTATTTGGCATCTCATGAATGATGTCTGCTGCAGCACAACCTTTGGCATCAGGAGACCATCCAGTACCAACTTTTGCAACTACCCACCTACGCATCTCATGCACATCTTTAAAAATCATGGTTCCATCCTCAGTTAGAGTAATGAAACCATGGTATCAAATCACTTTTGGGATACCAAGATTATTTTACTTTTAACAGGCTAACCAAATTGATTCGTTTTTGAATCTCTGATTCCTGCTCCTGTTTTTCTGCTAAAAAACTTGACAAGCTTCTTAGCCCTATTTCAGTATTCAGGTAGGCAGGGTAGGTGACCGCAGACACATCATGCAAATCGACATCGAGCAGGGTTCTAATGTTCTTATCACCCTCTTTATCCCAGCTATCTTTCTTGGTGATGAATGCAAAGCTCATCTGGGTAACATCTCCCCTAGACATACTAACCATAAGATCCCTTGCATAAGAAGTATCTGGTGGGGTGATCTCAACTAGTAACCCTTCAGAATCCACAGAAAGATTAAGAGTCCCACTGGTGGACCTACCTAGGATTAGGTTCTGATCATGGTTAATAAGTGCGCGAACATCTGCACCTTGTGCCAGTGATCGGGTGAAAGCTTTAGGATCTATCTGTTCTAGGAATCCACCTAGATCCTGAGACCTATTAGGACTGAACTTGGCAGCATAGCCCACCAGTTTTTTGCCATCAGCTTCAACTCTGAATTCAGTCGTGAAGCGTGTTTCTAATTTAACCATGTGACTTTCTCCCAGTTAGCTTTGGTATCGATCCAGTTTTCTAATTTAGCATCGGCCAAAAGTTTTAGATTTCTAGGGGTTGCTGATCCAGCTAAGTCGAGCCATTCAGTTTTCAATGCTTCACAATGATCTGCAGCAGCTCGGACACCACCACCAGATTCAGGCTGTATAAATTCCATAACAGGTTCCAAAATAATCTGGACCCTCTCTTGATGTGCTTCAAGAAACTTTTCCAATGCTGGGATGAATTCCCCAGGCTTATTGCTGATCCTTCCCAAATGGTTTGCTTCAATCTTGCGGATCTGCTTTCTAGCAGCTTCCAAAAGTTTGGCAAAGCCAAAGGTGTTTTGTTGTGTGGCAGGTGCTGGGGTTGGATCGGGTGTGGGTGGATTAATTTTTAAACCTGAAAAAATGGAATCCAAAATAGTCTGATCCAGAAATGGGAATGATGCTAGGGCAATTGCCTTGGCTGATTCCATCGGGATAATACCTTCACCAACCTTAGCAACTAGATCTACCAGACTGGTGATCTGTGCGCCATTCAAAGCTGTTGCTGCTACATCTGCGGTGGGTGGTGCTACTGGTGCTGATGCTGTGGGGTCTTGTGGGCTTGTTGGTAGTTGTCCAGTCAGGGCTGCAGCATCCACTGCCACCTGTGATTGACCAGGACCAAAGGCTGGATCCATGTTCTTTGGAATCATATAACCATCAAGTCCTGAGATGCTCGGGAGGTTCTCCAATGCTCGGACATCATTACGGCTAAGCCATCCCCAGTTCAAAGCCTGAGCATAGAAAGATGATCTGCCTGCAGTGTCACCCCTTAAAAGTGCATCTTGATTATGCTCTGCATAAAGCTGGTCAAGGCTACTAATCAACTTGAAGTTGATTTCCTGCTCCCATCGGATTAACCATGGTCTCAAAGTTTCCTGAAGGAATGCTAAGTTATCTTGCTCAAGACTGCTGTAAGTTCCTGCCCCTGCACCAATTTTGGATGCTGGAATCTTGAACCATCTAGCTATTTCTTGAAGTTGAAAAGACCTTGAGGCAATCCACTGGGCATCGTCTGGGGGTGTTCCTATCGTCTGATAGGTTACACCATTTTGAAGAATAGCTACTCGATGGGCATTCTTAACAGTCGCATGCATATCTTCCCATGATTTACGCATGTTTTGAATTGCTTCTGAATTTAGTTTGCCAGGCACACTGATGACCCCAGCAGGTTTGCCACCCTGACCAAAAAAAGTAGATCCGAATTCCTCAACAGCCATTCCAAGACCGATGCTGTTTTTAGCCTGGGCAATTACTGAGTAGCCTTTGACCCCATCAAAGCTCAAGCCCTTGATGTGCAAAATCTCAGTGGGTAAAAAGATCACTGATCCGTATTTGTAAAACAGTTCCCCTTTTTCATCTC